AAAAAATATCTTCTGTTTGAGAGATTAAAGGTATAGGAATTTCCTACACCTAGATTTATATTAAGGCAATTTTTGAAGGTAATTGATAATATCTTGTTTAGTTATTTCTGGTTCAATGCCTGTAACTAGGAATTCTACTGTTGTGTTTAGTGCTTTTGCAATTTTTACTGATGAAAAAACATCTGGTACTATTAACTTTGTAATCCAACCTTGCAATGTTCCGAAGGAAATATTACATATTTCCGCAAGTTTTTTTTGAGTTAGATTATTATTTTTTAATAAAATTTTGACATTTTGCCAAAAAAATGATATTTCCATAAAAAAAACTCTTGACAATAATGCTATATGGCATTATATATAATATATAATCATTCAAAATAGAATGATTATAAAACGGATTGTTAATTCAATAAATAGTCGGTTAAAAGGTGAGTTTCCCACGCAGTTTTGAACCGATTAAGATTTTGAGCCTTGTATTTACGTTGTGGGAACACTCAGAAATGAGTGAACGTGAATATGAGGCTTTTTTTTTAACAAGCGATTTTAGGTAATACCTGGAAAGTTTACACCTAAAACCGCAAGGAGTTTCTATGAATAACTCACTTATTTTATCGGATGTTAAGACTGAAAACTTAACTACAATGTCTACAAAAGAACTTGCAAATTTTCTAAAAACAAGTCCAAAAGTTATTTTAGAAAATGCAAAAAAATGTTTACCTAATAAAAAAATTGAAAATGGTAAACCAACTTATTGGAATAAGGCAGAAGTAACTGTTTTAATTGAACAGATGAAAAACAGTAATCCTTTACAGGAGCAGTAAAGGGTATTTCTACCGACCTAACACCTGCATTAAAATTAAAAAAGGATTTTACAATCACAGCTGCCGTAACTGTAAAAGAATTAGCAAAAGACTTAAATGTAGCAGAAAGTACAATTAAAAATAATATAAACGAACTCCGACAAGTACTTGGCGAAGTCAAAAAAAACAATCAAGGTGGTTACTTATTAACTGAAAAACAAGCAACCTTAATAAAATTAAAATTGAGAGAGCGTAATAATTTAAAAGATAATTCTGTAATTTCTCAAATTGGCAATGATTTAGAGTTTTTTGCTTTATTAAAGAAAAGAGAAGAAGAGCAAAAACTTTTAGATGCATATCGAGATAAGAGAATTGAAGAATTAACAGTCAGAGCAGAACTTGCAGAAAGTGTAGTAAATCGTATTGCAGATGGTAAAGGTTGTTACACAATGAACCAAACAGCCAAAGCATTAAAATTGCCTTACGGAAATATTAAATTGTTTGAAAAATTAAGAGCTATGCAGATTCTTAATCTTGATAACTCACCAAAACAAGAACAAATTAACAATGGAAATTTTAAGGTAGTTGTAAAGTTTATTAACGAAAAAATCGGAAACAAACCTGTAACACTTACAACTAGTAAAGGACTTGTTTATTTAGCAAAAAAATTAAATACAGAAATTGATGAAAGTGTTTTACCCGATTACGAGTAGAAACTAACTTAAAGGAAGGTAAATATGGAAACAATTAAAAGCTTTATTAAGTACTTGAAATTGTCAAAAAAGTATAAGGATGCAATAAGAAAAGTGATAGATAGTTTTTATGATGAATACAAATTGAAAAACTAACACTTGAAACAATTATAAACATGTAATAAAATTAATATGAACGATGTGTCAAAAAGACAGTCATTTATCTTTCATGGGATAAGTGGCTGTCTTTTTTTTTTGTTTAGGAGTAATAAAAATGGGCGGTTTTAAAGAAATTGATATAAAAAAAGAATTAAGAAAAAGGGTTGCATATAACCAAAAAGAAAATGGAAACGGTATTTTCAATAAAGATTTTTTCCTGGGGCAAGGAACGCTTGATAATGCAGATTCTATTTTTTATGATCCTTATTTTGTGTCTGAAAATGCTTTCCATGGAATTAGAACTATATCACGTGTACAATTCGGGGGAATCCCATGTGCAACTTTAAGGAAAGTAGCTCAAAAAGCATGGATTATTAATACTTGTATTAATCACATCCAAAAGAAAATCAAACCATTCTTAAAACCTGTAACAGATAGAAATTCTAGGGGCTTTTTGATTTATAAAAAGGGTGAAGATTTAACAAAGACACAAAAAGCCGATAAAACGAGAGATGAAATTAGAGATTTTATTATTAACTGTGGGAACTTTGAAGATGCAGATAGAGATGATTTTGTTAAATATTGTATAAAAATTGTGCGTGATAATTTAACTATTGATCAAGTTGCAACAGAATTACAGTACACAAAAGATAAAAAGTTATGTGCTTTTTATGCTGTAGATGCTGCAACAGTTGAAAAAGTAATCCCAAATAAAAATGTAAAAACAGATTGGAAATATATTCAAGTTGTAGATGGAATTCCTGCGGCCGGATATACAACTGATACAATGCTTTTTGATTTTGAAAATCCAAGAACAGATATTTACCATTCTCAATATGGGTATTCATATGTAGAACAAGCAGTAGACTTAATAACATCATTTATTAATACTTTTGTATATAATGCCGGAAACTTTACAGAAAACAAACTTCCTAAAGGTATGCTTTTAATTAGCGGAGATGCAACTTCTGAACGAATTGAAGAAATGGAAGATTATATTGCTGAAATTATGAGTGGTGGGCCACTTAATCAGTGGAGAATCCCAATAATTCCAGCAGGAGATAAAGAAGCAAGTATTGAATGGAAACAACTAAACGGAAACAACAGAGAAATGGAATTCCAACAATGGAATGACTATTTAACTAGTGCTGTAGTTGCTATGTTTGGTTGTTCAATGGATGAACTAGGAATTCAAAGCCAAAAATCACAAACAATGTTTGAAAACTCTGGAGCAGACAGAATGTCGGCTAGTAAATCTTTGTTGTTAGGTGATTTATTAACATTTCTTGAATCTTACATAAATAAAATCGTTAAAAAAATAAATCCTGATTATGTATTAGAATTTGTAGGATATGAAAAAGACAATCCAAACACTGTAGCAGATTTAGACGAAAAAGAAGTTAGAACCTGGAAAAGTATTAACGAAAAAAGAGCAGAAAAAGGATTAGACCCTATAGACTTGTCAAAGATTGAAAACGGGGCAGACTTACCAATGAATGGTCAACTTGTACAAATGTTCCAGGCTGCACAAGCTCAAACAGGTATGGGCGATATGGGGGGAATGGGTGAAGAAGGAACAGAGGATAATGATGATTGGCAGAATTATGGAGATGAAGAAGGCACTAACGAAGAATCTAACAATGATTACAGTGGTTTAGAAGATTCCAAAAATACTAATGCTTATAGTGGACTTGAAGAAAGTTCAGAAGATATAAACAAATCATTATTAAGGATTTAGGGCGATGAATGAAATTTGTAAAAATTGTACTTGGTGGGTAGAAGAAACTGCCAAAATCGGAGAGTACGAACATAAGGAAGCTCTAAAACAAAATAAAGGTTTTTGTTTGTGCCAAGATTTGTTTACAAATAAAGAACCTGATGATGAATGTGATTGTGGAGAATTTAATCATGAGTAGAAGTTATCGAAAAACACCAATAGTAAAAGATAATGGCAAACACAAACAATACTGGAAAAGACAAGCAAATAAAAGATGTCGCAAAGAAAGAGTTGGTAGTGGTGGGGAATATAAAAAGCATTATGATCAATACTCTATTTGTGATTGGAAGTTTAGATTAAAGAATTTGTGTAAAAAGAAAATGTCAAAATAAGGGAAATTAATGGAAAATTAAGGGAAATTTCCCTTGTTTATTTAAAAGGAGATAAAATGGGAAAACTAGTAATTAAAAAATCTGTTGCAAATCAAATAACAAGCAAATTAAAAACTCATAAAAATGATGATATAACGCCCGAATTTGCAGAAAATCTGCAAAAATCGGACTTATTTTCTGAAAATAAGCAAGTTTCAGTCAAATTACAGTCAAATAAAAATATAGGTGTAACTCCTGATGATTGTTATTATGATTTAGATAATCCCACAGAGAAATTTTATTATGATTTGAAAATGAAATTTGCTCAGAGTGATAAAGCAGATGATATTGAGAAATCACATAAATATATAAGACGATGGAAAATGAATAATGGTGAATGGAGATATGAATATCCAAAAGGGGTTGATAAAAAAATACATTCATTTAGAGATGTAACAACAGCTCTAACAAATAAGACAACAGAAATAAAAGATATTCAACCATTAACAACAGAAAAACAGATTGATGCAGAGCTTGAAAGATTAACAAAACTTTCAGAAGAAGGAAAACTTACTTGTCCGGCTTTAGGAAATGCAAATATTTACATTGAAGATATGACTACAGAACATGCAGAAAAAACAAACGGTGTATTTAGAACAAAGGAAGCTAAAATTCATAAGTTACAATATCTTTCTTTTGTTGAAGATGTTCTTAAAAATGGTATTCTATTTATGAAATCACGTAAATACAATCATGCTTGGTCATTAGATAAGATTTCAGAAAGAGAAAGAACTACTTATGGAATTATTAACAAGGTTACATATTTTGACAAAAAGAAAAATAAAAACATAACATGTGGAATGGAAATTGTTGTTGCGTGGGATAATGAAAGAAAAAGGTTTGTGTTTTCATTTATTGATAGACAAATAAAAAAATCCTTGTTATTTAACAAGGATTTTCAAACGACCACTTTCGAGGCGGGTCAGGTAGGTGCTTGTAAAACAGAGGCTTTTTCTACCACCGACTCTATAATACCACATTTGATAAATTTGTCAAGTAGAAATGTAAATAAATCCCTTACTTATTCTGGTTATAAATTACAAGGTAGAACTAGACTTTATGGCATGGATATTTCCATTGAAAATAAAAAAGGAAGTTATAGATGTGGTGTAGATTCAGATGGTCATAAGTGGGAAATTTTAATGCACTATGATTATGGATATATTAGGGGAACTGTAGGAGTAGACAAAGATCACTTAGATTGTGTAAGCCCAGAAACAAAAATCTTAATGGCTGATTATACTGAAAAAAGTGCTGCAGATATAAAAGAAGGCGACGAACTTATTGGAATTAAATTAGAAACACAACAGCATAAGCAGCGAAAACAGATTAAAACTAAAGTTATTCATGTCAAAAAAGGTATGGATGATATGCTAGATATTACTCTTGAAAATGGTGTAAAACTGAGAACTACTAAAGGTCATTTACATTATTATTTTCAAGGTAAGACAAGAGATAAGTATTGGAAGCGTGCTGATGAATTAAAAATTGGTGATAAACTTGTAATGATTTACAATCATCATAATTTTGAAGAAACAGAAGATTATAAAAAGGGTTATCTCTTTGGAGCTTATATCGGCGATGGATGTTATAATTTTGATGAATCAAAACAGGTTTATTGTGATATTAGAAAAGGCGTTGCTTTTATTGATGTTATACATAGAGTAAAACAATATTGGAATGATTTAGGTTTAGAAACATCTAAGATAAGAATAGACAAACCTAGACAGACAAATTCTTTATTAGCAGATGGTAGAAAAGTTATATCTAAAATGGATTTAGCTATATTATCTATTAGAGGTATAAACAAAATAAGATATAGTAAATCAATTCTTGTAAAAAATCCTAAATCTTTTGAATGGTGTCGTGGTTATATCGCTGGTTTATTTGATACAGATGGATGCTTGAATTGTAGACATGAATTCCTGATAACTCAAACCAAAAATCAAGATGAATTTATGAAATTTACAATTGAATGTATTAATAAATTGGGTTATCAAGCAGTAAAAAGATACAATGAAATTAAATTACATACAGATTATATGGCTGATAATATAACAATGGAGTTTACTCAAATTATTAAGCCAGCTCTTGAAAAGAAAAGAAACTTTTTAGGCCAAACTTATAGATATGAGCCATTGGAAATTGTGGATATAAAGCCATATACCGGGGAGTTTGTTGCTATTCAGACTGATGAACAGACATATATTGCAAATGGACTTGTAACACATAATTGCTATGTTGGACCAGATAAAAACACAAAAAAAGTTTATGTAATTCATCAAAACAATCCTATTACTCATAAATACGATGAAGATAAATGTATGTTGTGTTTTGAAAGTGCAGATGCAGCCAAAAAAGCATATATGAAACAATATGATAGACCAGGATTTTTTGGAAGTATGGAAACATTAACTGTAGAACAATTCAAAACTTTTGTATTTTCAAAACAAGGTAGTAGAATACACAAATCCTTTGATATTGAAATAACTGATATTACTGAAAATAATAAGCAAAGAAAAGTTGAGCAAGTAGAAAAGGCATTAAACGCTATTTATAATAACAAACCTTTTGTAATTGAGCATATTTCAAAAAAATTAGATTTCTCAAGAAAATATAATGATATTTTAATGAGAATTACTGATTTTGATAAAAACAAAATTGAAAAAGCTGTACATTCATTGGCATTTACATTAGATACTAAAGTTAAGGCAAGTAAAGGAGAGGCCTTTGTATATGCCAGTCAGGAAGATTTAACAAATCAGATTGTTAATGAAATTACTGAAAAAACAAAAAAGATTTATAATTTCGTAATTTCATTTTTTGACTTACCTGAAATTACTATCGTAAGAAAAGCAAATTTAATTCATAAAGGGAAAATAATATACAATCCTGAAACAGGAGAACCTGTGAAAAAAGCAGAGTGGGATAAATTTGTAGAAGAATTAGAAAAAATGCTTAATAAAAATTATATGGGGTATGGTGAAAAAATAGTTTTAAAAGGTGAAACGTTAGGACTGATTTTAGATCGTCTTGCAAAAACTAATTCTTTTGAAGCAATTCAGAAGAAAAAACTTTCGGACATTGTATATAAACGAAAACATTTTGATTGGATTTCGGATGATATAAAAAATTTAAAAACTATTATTGGTGAACCTATATCAAGGGAACGGGCATCAAGAATTGAAGTTGCGATGCAGAGTGTAGGGCAAAGAATATCAAGGGTAAAAGATTCTCTTAAAAATGAAATCCAGCAAGTTATTATTGACGGAATTAAAAACAAAGAATC